TGGTTGGGCTTTAATCCCTCAACTAGTTACTCGGCAAAGATTGAGTCTAGTACGCCAGTGCTTTAAGGAGCCTTAGGTTCCAGATAAGTTTCTTCTAACTTTCCGCCAAGAACGCCATCGACGTAACCATTCTCCCCCTCTGACAAAATCAGTAGGGCGAGGGGCTTCACGTCGTATAGTAAGATCAGGTGCTAAACCAAGACCTTCTATATCTTTCTCCAGATTTTCAACTCTGGTTACTAGAACAGCTAACCGATCTAATGAAAGATCAGCTTCTATCAAGGAAGTTAAGTCTGTTTCGAGTCCTCGTAGCTCGCTATGTAGGTCAAAGAAAGAATCTCGATAGCAAAATTCTATCATACCCATCAGTGATCGTAATTGATCATCTGAAAGAGTTCCCGGGTCCCGTACTAACCAAATAGCATCTGGATTAGCACGTACAGCCCGAGGCCATAATGATCCTGAATACTTAGGATCCCCAACAAACAGCAGTTTAGGCAATTGCCATGACTGATATTTGCTGGTTCCATAGTGAGCCCTAGTTCTATCAACCTCAACTAACTTAGTTAAGGCTTTCGCTCGAGGTAATAAATCAATTACTCTCTGACGAATTGACGCAGCTAGATCTTTAATCCAGATATCATCTGGATATTTAAAATCTTGACCACCAGAGGCCATCCAATTAAGGAGGTCTCCTTGGAACCCAGGTCCTCCAGGTCCGTAGTAGCTAACTACATAACCCTGAAGGCGACGAGGTAATACTGACCATGACTGGTTAATCCGAGAAACGGATCGGTAACCAAATCCCAAGAGAGTTAAACCTTGAGATAAGGTTAGTTGATACTTACGTACCAATTCCAGCCACGCTGGCAATGAACCAGCGGCGGAGAGGACTTCTAATAAAGCTAAGGGTCCTACAGAGAAACCTCCGTAGTAAACCCGTTTAGCAAATTCGAGGACCCCTCGCCCGGAAGAATCATGAACTGATTTAGAGAGTTGGATTCCAACTCCTAAACCACTCATAATTTTCAGGTAGGTATCGGCTACTAGCCGGTCAGCTATCACTATGTCATCTCCTAAGAGAGCATAGTCCTCAAACCAGTCATCACCAGAAACCCGCCCAGACAAAGCTGCTGCCATCTGCACTATAGCATGATGGGTCATCGCAAGCATTGCCCAAGATGTTAAAGCACCCATAGGTTGCCCGACTGCGTAACGTATAAATCGATCACCTTCATGATCAGGCGTTAACGCCCTAGAAGGTAACACATAGTTACGTCCTACCATCAAACTCATCCATAGGTTTGCCCCATGAGCGGTTATCAACCGACTCAAGAGTACTCCTTGAATGAGAATAGGTAATCGATCCGTAGCAGAGCTAAGGTCCAAAGACCAAAAGCGTCTGTGTCCTTTAGACTGTAAAAGTTTAATAGGAGCAAGTTGATCGAATGTTCCATCTTGAGGGATTACCCTTAAGATATCGAACAGGTAATCATGCAACGGCTTCATTGCCCATTGCGTGAAACAGTCTACCATAGCAAACACACGGATTTTACCCGCAGGTTCATCTTTTAAACCAAGTTTACCAATATCAGTAGGCACATTACATGCCTCCTCCGTTATTAACGAAGGCGCTACTTTACTGAATTCCTCCAACCAATTGAGGAATCGAGTATTTCGGGTCATCTGTAACCAGTCTTTAAAGAAAGGATACAAATCTGATCTGGACCAGGCTATAGCTGTACGAATTATACCAAATGGTGACGTAGACAGATATAAATCATTCGTTGGTGTGGACCGCGGAATAAGAAAAGGTGATACTCGAAATGTGGCTAGTAGAGTAAGGGGAGATTTTAAATCATCCTCATCTACAGCTTGTAATTTCACAAGTTTTCGCCAGAACTGACTAGAAAATCTAGACCAGTCAGGTAAGAAACCCGAAAGTTCCTTACCAGGATCGGTGATTGAAGAAAAAGATAACTTTCCTGGAAACTCAATTACTCTATAAATAGAAAAGAGAGTAAACCAGTATCGTATGATAAGGATATCCCCAGCTGCTATCCGTCTTCTATGAAGAACGGGTATAACAGTAGGAAGTCCCAACATCCCTCTTCTAACTCTAGGAGTAGAAGGGAAGGAATCTAGATCTCTTGCTATGGATTGGGCCAATGATGTATTCAGAGCTTTCAGAGTTATTACTAACCCTTTAAGACCCTGACATCGACCCAGGGATGAGCACCAAGACATGTAACGGATAGCTGGTTTTACAAAACCAAGACGCATATATCCTAACCGTCCACGAACCTGAGCAATCAGGAACGTAAGGAACGGCCGACCTTGATTTCTCAAGATCATGGCACCAACAGCTGCTAATATATCTTCAAGTTGCGAACATATAAATAATTTTATTGTCACGCGTTGAGTTATTATTAACATCATTGGACTCGGTTTCCTCTTGCGAGGGCCGCAGCCACCTTATTCAAGGAGACGGATGTTTCGTCTGAGGCTTCAAACTAACTATCCACCGGAAGTGTCGACATTTGTCACACTCACTTACTCTACCTATTACAGTAAAGAAGGGAGAACAAATTAAGTATCGACTAGGACCCCGCCTTTAGGCGACCTATCAATACTAAACCCCACCCACTTAAGAGTGAACCTTAGCACGTAGTATCGTCGTATGGGCATTTCGTAATCGGAATACCGACCCTATCCTATTCTACTTCCTTAGGAATTAGAGAGACCTCACGTTCAAACACTTAGTATGGTCCAAATCAACCATCGAGAGTTAGGGTGTGAGCCTTTCCCAATGTTGCCCGCAACGGGCATTGACATTACATACCAGTTATTTAAACGGAATAATTACCGTAGGAGAACCTAAATCCGCGATGCTGATCTAACAGCTACGCTTCTCAGAGTCCTTTCTTAGGATTTTAAGAAGTTAGAGTGCAATGCAC